GGAGTGTCCGTTAAACTCAGGCTACCTCATACAGTGGGTAAACTTGTTTATCGGTGCTCATTGTTTTTTAACCTCAACTCAGATTAAAATTACTGCGAGTGATGAATAAATGTCCCAGGTTCTTCACTCAGGCCTGCACAGTGTGCAGGCTTTCTTTTTTTCAGATTTCACCTTTTAATTTCATTGCAATCAGAGTTGCCAGAAATTCGGCTTTTTTTTCTGCGGGCAGATTCTTTCCTATGTGCACCAGACACATTTTTTTTACACCATCGTTAAGTGTTTTAACGTTGCCTGATGGACCGTCGATATCAACCACAGTGAATGGGGTTTCTTTATTTTCTGTCTTAATCACGTAGCCAATACGCTTTCCTTCCAGATTAACCTCGTGAACAATGTCATCAGTAGTTACAACAGTGGCTTCATAACTGGTAATCATGTTTTTCTCCTTAATTAAGGTTGAGCGAACCCCTGCCATTGCTGGCATATAAGAATGAAACCGGATATTTATTACGGAACTGTTTTAAAGACCTGCCGGGATTTCGTTATTATCATGGTGAATAACTTTATCGACCGGATAACAGTCACCGGGAATTTTCTGTTTCGCTGCGGCAGTCATACATTCTTTCATTGAGCTGTATACGCCAGTAACCATGTCAACCGGTTCACCGGAAACAAGAAAAACCGTCAGAACGAGTGCAAATACTGTATTCATTGTGCACATCCTTTTGGCATCAGACGTAAACGAGCCAGCATTGAAACAATGCATATTTTATTTAATAGCTCCCGTTCGTGTTTTCTCTTGTTAATGGCATCTTCAGTAAATACAGGGTTACTGATAGTGACACCAATTTCAAAACAACCTTCAGACGTATTAACGTTTGGTAATAACGTCTCCATTATTGCGTCCTCAACAATGAATTTTGAGTAATTGTTCCACAGTCATATTTTTAATTGCGCCCCGGTTAACAAGAGTCCATCCCTGTTTTTCCAGATAAAACCGGAAAGTCTCCAGGGGACAGACCAGTGCGCCATCAGGAACGGTTTCGGTGAATTCGACATTGCCGAATTTGTCGAAGTGAACAACCAGGGTGCGGCCATCGCCTGGAATTATTTTGTCAGTGGGTGGGGTGTTATTCTGGCGCAGTTCGGCCTCCATGCGATCGAACTCAGCAATGTAGGCTTCTTTGAATGCGGCGG